CCCTGATACCCGCAAGCGGACTGGGTTAGTGCAAGTGCCCAAACCAACCCAGCCGCTGCGAATCGTCGGCTCACTTCCCCGTAGAACCGAAGGCTTTGTCGTTTGGATTAAGCCAGCGCAAAATTACTGGCGCAACGGCTGCGACCCCACCCATTGCCAGGGTCTTTGGGTCTGTTACGCCTGCAAGGTATAACGCAAGGGCTGCTGCCATAAATGAGCGCGCCCATGACGCTGCTAGGGCTTTGGCTTGTTCCATTTTTTCTCCTTTGTTGGTTTTGCTGCCGACTTTGGAATTTCAACCTTTGGAAATTCTCCCTTATACGGGACAAACTTTGGAATACCAAAACCGACGATCTCTTTACCCTCGCCGTATGACCGAACCTTCACCATGACCATGCCGCCATTGCGCTGGTCGCCTGTCCCGCTGGTGTTGCCCTCGATCGTCAAACATGTCTTTGTGTCAATAAGTCCCACGACAATTCCAATGTGGCTGATTCGATCGACGCCGTCATGCGGAAAGTCCATGAATGCCAAATAGCCCAATTGCGGCATACCTGACCACCGTTGCATTTCTTTGAAACGGTGTGCGCCTTGCGCCGTTGAAACTACTGAATGTAATTTGACGCCAGCCTGGGCTGCACACCAATTGACAAATGAACCGCACCAGGGCAAACCGTCTGCCTTTGTAAATTTACCGTATTTGGTCAGGTTGTCGCCTTCTTCAATTGTGCCAATTTCAGCTGCTGCGACTTCGATCAACCGTGCATTTGTGCCGTCAGGATAACTCATTCCATGCGCCTTCCGTTTCATTCCAATTGTAAACCTTGCCGTCTAATGGGTATGGAATCGGTGCGTCCCAAAATGAACCATTGCGAATCCATGACGCATAAGGTTGTGGCGCAATAAAAATGTCTTCTGCTTCATTGTATGAATAACCAATTCCAGCATAAGCACCACGAATGTTTCGATTGTATGAGGTACGCTTACAAACTTGATTGCGAAAATTGCCATACCAGGTTTCAGGGTCTAAACCTTCGATCAATTCGGTTTCGTCAACACCTGTTATAACTTCGATAACAATGTTGTTTTCATCTAAAAATGCGTAGTGTGCCATTATGTCCAACTCACGTTTCCAGTGCCTGCCGTAATTGTTGTGACTTTGTACCCAGTAATTGACGAAGTAGAACCCGTCAAACCTGCGCCAATTGTAATCGTGTAAATGTCAGGGTATTTAATAATTACAACACCCGAACCACCTGAACCGCCTATCGTTGCATTATCTGAACCCGATCCACCACCACCTGAACCCGTATTCGCAGAACCTGAAACACCGTCTAATGAACCTTGTCCACCACCACGACCTGCACCACCGCCGCCTGAACCACCTGATCCACCAGTACCACCGGAATTCGAACCCGATCCACCACCGCCGCCTGCGTAGGTAACAGATGAACCAGTGATAGATGATGTTTGTCCATTACCGCCATTACCACCCAAATTATTTGCTGCATTGCCACCCGCTGCAAATGATCCACCACCGCCGCCTGCGTACAAACCCGTTACGTTTGCGCTACCTGATCCACCATTTGTCCCATAACCAGAGGTTGCCGTTGCAGTACCACCTGCATGTGTTCCAGAAATAAAATTGTTGCCCGCACCGCCACCGCCGCAAGCACCGTCAGCACCTAGCGCAGAATTTGCGTCACCAACGCCGCCTGCGCCACCGCCAACGCATGTGATTGTTCTAAAAATTGTTGAACCACCGTTTGAACCGCGTGGACTATTACCGACCGCACCTGCTGCACCTGCACCGATTGTTACGGAATAATTTGTTCCAATTGTCAAACCAGTAAATGAACCAGGATTGTATTCACCTGCACCACCACCGCCGCCATAGCGAGCACCTGCACCACCACCGCCGCCAATGACTAAATAATCAACATTGAAGGGTGCTTTGCCACCTTGACCTGTAATTCCTAAAATTGGGTTGCGCATTACGCAATGCCGCCAATAATCGTCCAAGAATTTGCAGCTAGTTTAATCGCACTGGCGATTTTGTAACGTGCCAAAACTGGTGAACCTGAAGTTGCACCTGCTGAAACAACGGTTGTTGTTGCTGGTGTTGTTGCAGTAATCGTCGTGACGCCTGCGCCTTTCATGTAAATGTTCAATACTGTTCCAATGTCAAATGCAACGCTTGCGTCAGTTGGAATGTAAAACGTGTTTGCTGAAGCGTTGTCCATTGTGACAAGTGTGTTGGTTGCGTCCCCAATAACTGCCGTGTATGACGTGCCAGTTTGGGCATTGATTGCCAAACTCATGTCGTCCTGTGCGATCCAGGTGAAGTCCATGTCGGTGTTTGAAGCCTTTGACAAAACCTGACCAGTTGTGCCGCCTTTGAGGTCAACCAATGTCGTGTCAACCGCTTGACCGAAAACCTCAAAATCGGCTGGCAAGTCTGTGACCAAGTCACTTGACGTCGGCATTTGCCAGTTAAAATTCGTTGTTGGGTTTGCCATGTTTTCTCCTTCTTAGACGATAATTGTTGCACGCGCCCAGTCAAGCGTTGGCGACACGCCCGACCAAGTAAATGTGTTGGAAATGTCTTCCCACGGCAATGCCTGCAACGAATAGGCGGTTGGCGTTGCAGTCAATGTCACTGAAAGTCTGTTGTAAGCGGCTTGAAATGACCAACCTTCGACGAAGCCCTGAAAGATTGAACCCATGTTTGAAGGTAGATCATTGACTGCAATTGGCATTCCCATAAAAACGTTAAGGAGATTGTCACGGTCAGCGTCGTCTAATTCAGGGTTCGTCAGGTCAAATGTAATTTCAGAAAAAATCGGTTGCGGTGTCTTACGCAATGCCAAATAAAAATCTGCTTGGTCTTCGGCGTCAGTTGCATTGTGCAACGTTGTTGTGATGATTTGGGAAAGTTGCCCATATTCATTGATTGAATCGGCGTCGCTGGCTGATCGTTCGCTGCTGCTGGTTGCGTCGTATTTGATTGTTATGTTGTTGCGGACGTCGCCTGCACGGGTTTGAATTCGAAGCCCTGCTGCACGTGCCTGGTTAGCCGTGAGATCGACGTAACCGTTGGCGGTTAGGTATTGGGTGCGGTGCGTACTGTCGGCGTAGCCAATGCGCCCCTGGGCGTCTTCAAATAGGTATCCCAGCCCCGACGTTGCCAATGCCGAAACCAGCGAATAAACGTCGGTTCGGTTTGACGCTCGAACTGCCAATTCATAATTGCCAGGGGTATCAATTGACCCCAGCCCTGAATTCTCAGCGTTTGCCCACGTAACGGTTGGGTCATAAGTTGCCCAGGTAAGTGAGCCAGGCACGTCAGCCCAGGTGTTAAATAAGACTTCAGCCAAAATGTCATAAATTTGGTTGCCGTCATAATCTTTGGAAAGCACGCCATTGGTCAACGCCTTTGGCAAACGTGCCAGTGCGCCCAATGCGGTGATCGAATAAGTTTGCGTGAACATAGTTGAACCGACGTCACGGACTTCAAGCCCGATGTCAACGACGTTGCCACCGAAGATTGGCACAAATGTTGCTGACGTATCTTGCACCTGAATCGAAATCGTCGAATTGATCTGAACTGGGATCGCGGTTTGATTGACGTCGATCAGTTGAATGTTGACGTAGCCCGCTTGCGCCTGCTCATAAATGTTTGTTCGACCGCTTCGAATGGTTAAGTTAGCCAAAACCGCGTCGGTGTATTCAACGCCGTCAATTGTCACTTTCCAAATTGGTGACCATTGCGTCATGCTATTTGAAGGCTTCCTGCGCCACCCGTGCCACGATAAAACGAATCATTCAAGGTTTCAACAATTGTTCGGGCAGTGCCCTCGCGGTCAAATGCACCAGTCACGGTTAGGTTGATCGTTGTGCCCATTGAAGCATTTTCAGCCATTCGGAATGAACCAGGGTTGAAATTGCCCGAAACAATGTTGTTCGACGCAGCTGCTGCGACACGTGCTGCGGTTGCAATTCCTGCCGCGCTTGTTGTGCCCGTTGTCGTTCCACCCGTTGCAACACCACTCGGAACAGTTGTGATTCCAGTGCTTGTCATTGTTGAACCAGTAGACATTGAAAAATTACCCAATGCACCGGTGGTCGTCGAACCTGAACCGCCACCGATTTTCGGAATGTAAGGAACGTCTTTGCCCCATTGAACCGCGTTGTAACCCTTGATTATTGCATTGATACCGTCAATAGCGGTGTTGAGCAATGGCTTAATTGCGCCCAAAACTTTACCAATAATGGTAATAACAATTTCTGCAATTTCGCCAACGACTTTTAATGCGTCACCAATTGTTTTGCCGATCAATGGTGCAATAAATTTTACAACGTCCCAAAATGCTTTAAATTCATCTTTGCTATTCATAACGGCAGTTTTAACGTTATCGAATACCGACTTCACACCCTCAATGATTGGTGTGAATGTTTTTTTCAATGTGCTGCCAACGTCAGTGATTACCTTGCCAAACCCGTCGCCTTCGGTCAGGCTGAAGGCTTTTGAAAATGCTTGAATTGCTGGCAATGCGTTTTGGTTGATGAACTTCAACAATTTGTCAAGGATTGGAAGCAACGCCGTGCCCAATGTTTCCTTCGCTTCGTCGAATGCAACCTGAACGCGTGCAATTTGTCCCGCGTAGGTGTTTGCGTTCGCAGCGGCTGCGCCACCAAACAATTCAGTCAAACGACCTTGTACCTGCTCAAATGACATTGTTTTCAATTCGGCAGCAGATAACCCAACGCCTAATTTGCCCAAGGCGGCGGTGTTGCCGTCGTACGCCTTAGCAAGTGAATTTGCAATTGCTTCGACTGGCTTGCCCGTTGCTGCACTTATGTCCAGGGCGGTTGAAAGTAAATCTTGCGCCTTTGTGATGTCGCCAGTTGACCGAACCAAACGACCCAATGCTGGGCGCAATTCGTCGTCAGCGACACCCGTTGCCAATGACATTTGAAGAATTGAATCTTCGGTTGCTTTGATCTGCGCCTGGGTTGCACCTGTTGCGTTTTCCAACGCGAGTGCCAATTGTGTTTGTGCCTTTTCGTCGGCTATTGCAGCCTTTACGCCTTCAATACCGATTGCGATTGCAGCAGCCCCAGCAGCGGCGGCAGCTGCGGCAAATGCCTTGCCAATTGCTACGCCAGCCTTGCCGACCTTATCGCCGAATGAATCAACGTCACCTGACGCGGTTTTGAGCGATTTGTTGAGATTGTCAACGTCGCCCAAAATGGAAAGTTTGAGGGTGCGATTGCCTGCCATTAGTCGTACCTCTTAACTATTTTTGAAAACGAATCTTCCCAACGGCGAACGATCTCAGGCTGAACGCTTCGAAGTGTTGGATAGATGAACCAACCGCGTGACCCTCGACCTTCACGCCCTGACC